TACTTTAACAACCCAGTTGGTGGCGTAGGTTTCCCAACTACAAACAGTAACACATATTCTGTAGTTGGTGGTAATACAGCAATCATTGGTAAACAAGTATTAGCACAAGTTGCTATTGGTATTAATGGTACAGGTACATTATACACACCTTTAGCAGTTAATACTAGTAATGTAGTAGTTGGTGTAGGTACTGATTTAGCTAACTTAGCTACTGGCGCAGCACTACAAATTGCAGTTGCCAATAATAATGGTAGTACTGATTACGTTGATTTAGGTTTTGCTTCTGCTACACACGGAAATGTTTCAGTAGCTGTTGCTAATACAACAGTATTAGGTAGCGTTATCGGAACTTCAGGCAATGCACAAACTCTTATAGCAGATATGCCAATACAGTTTAGTGCAAATTTTGGCGGTTTAACTACAGGTACAACATATTTTGTTAAAACTATTGCTAACGCAGCAGCATTCACAGTTTCTACTAGTCAAGGTGGACCTGTACAACCTGTAACAGCTAATGCGTCAGTAACAGCTAATGCTCTTATGAATCGTGTTGTGCTAACAGCCAATGCTAACGTTGTCAGAAGTAATGCTTCATTCATCTATGCTAATGATGAAGCAGGTTATATTGTTCGTCAAAAGGGTAAACAAAAATATCTAGTAACAGGAACAGTAACTGGTTTAACAGCACAATGCTTTACAGCAAACGTTGCAAACACAGCATTGACACCAAACTCAATGCGTATTCTTGCTACATATGCTAATAGTGCTACTCAAACAGTTCAAAGTCTTTCTGACCACACTGGTGAGTTGTTTACCGCTACTTCAGGTCCAATTGCTACAGGTAATATTGTGTTCCAAAATGCTGCTCCAGTATTCGCAACATTCAATACAGCAGCAGCAGCTAATGCAACTGGTGGACAACCTTACGCAATCGTAACAATTGCTAGCGCATAATATGGCAACTGCATCAAGTAAGTCAATTAAAATGCAACCTGAAACTGAGATAGCAGTACTTCAAGTCCAAGTTAAGAACATCGAAGATAAAATTGGTGAACTTAAAGAGGATTTGAAGTCAATTCGTGATGCCCTAGATGAAAACGCAGAAGAAACTAGACAAATGTTGAAAACTATGCGTGAACAAGATGTCAAGGAACATAGCGAATTAGCCAGTAAGATTTCAGTATTAGAAAAATGGCGCTGGATGATGATGGGAGCAGGCGTAATAGTCGGCTCACTGGGATTCAATACAGTGTCAGCATTGTTAAAATAAAAAAAGAGACTTAGGTCTCTTTTTTTGTAAGTGTCTTTAACTTTTCCTGTACAACATCAAAATTTACTGTACTAAACAATCCGGGATGTAATGGCTTGGGATATTGATTATCTCCAACCCACGCATATCCGCAATGTTCTTCATTTAATGTTGGAACAAACTCATCTTCTACTTCACAAAAAAATGTATGATAAGTGAATGTGTGATTGATGAATTTCTGTATAGGTACTAGTTTCGCATTAGTTGGAAATATGCCAATCTCTTCCTGGCATTCTCTAGCAATACCCTCAAACAATGTTTCATCATCTTCTATCTTACCGCCAGGAATACCCCAGTTTCCTGGGTTTTTGTTATCTGTTCGTAATAGATATAGGTAGCGATTTGTTTTATTGCTATAAAAGAAAACGCCTGCGGATGTATTGCTCATACTATGATTTATCACAGTATTAGATGACGATAGAATAATCCCCTTGGGTATACCATCCTTCGTATGATTTCATCCAAGTATCATCTACAAAACGATATTGAACGTTTGTAGTAAGATTAGTAACATATTCTAATGTGATGTGAGTAGCAGCGGCGCTGTCAAAACTTACAAACCATTGACCTGCGGTAGCATCATATTGAATAATATCATTAGCATTGGCAACTACTGTTCCCCATGAAATTGTACTATCACCGGGTGCTCCAATATTATCTACTAATAGATATCTACGCCCGTTGATTGGTCCTGGCAAACCTGCGTTTGGTCCTGTCATTTGAGGATTGATTACACCATCAACTGGATCTAATGTATTCTGTGGCAATGTATCAGGATCAATGTTATAGATTAATAACCTGTCATCATTTGGATTAGGGACAATAGTACCTACAATATCAGTAGCCATATATGGATTTTGTAGCCATATCTGACTTATGCCTGGCTTAATTGTTCCATATACATTTAATACACTTGACCAATATATATCAGTATTAGGGTTAGATGGTAATTCTGTGCTAAAATTACTTGGATCAAACGCAACTGCTTCTGGTAATATTTGTAATGTATTTCCTAATAGTAATAATTTATATCCGTATGGTGTAATTTTTGGTCTGGTGCCCAACAATAAATCTTCATCTTGTATATCAGTTAATGCGCTGCCTCTAAAGATAGAAGCGATAATTTTCTCAACAACTCCCATCTTCTTAAGTTTAGCTGCTGTGCTAATCCATATTGGCATAGAGAATTTCCAACTTAAAACATCAATTGGATTACCGGTGCCTACTGGTATGCTACGACTACTAAATGTTAACCCTTCTTGGTATACAACACTCAATGATGTCCAGTCAATAAAGTTATCGGTACTTTGAATTTCTAATGCTGGATTAAATAATGTGCCTAATTGTTCAATCAATTGAAGTTTTTGGTTGTAATTAGTAGTCCAAAAATCTACTGTAATCTTTAGAGTATACGGTACAGGCATTAATCTTTCAACAGTAAATGCTTGTCCCTGTGTAGTTTCGTATTCACCAGTCTCAGCATTGTATGCTCGTTGTCTTACATTTATTTTATCCACAAAGGTAGGATCTTGCGTCCACTTTTGATTATATTCCAATCCGCTAATATAATATGTAATTAAAGGAGCACTTGGTAAATTACTTGCGCTGTTATTAGCAATAATAGTTGCCGCTTGCCTACTGCTATCACCATACATAACAGGAACACGAACTAATATTTCATTGCCAGCCGGGTCTTTACCTTTAGTAACTTGCCAATTACTAAAAATTTTCGCAAATTGAATTAAGAATCTGCGTATCTGATTGTCATAGAAAAAATCTGCCATTATATACTCTTTAAATTACTGGTGGAAATGCGTCTGGCTTCAACGTTAAAATAGTTGATAGCCCTTGTTTTTCTGGCACATATGTACCATTTGTTAGTTTTGTTTCGTTTCTATCATTAATGAATCCAGATAATAATGACTTATCTGCTTCAGTAAACCCTGTATCTGTTCTCACACTAGTTGAAATTCTAACCCACATTCTACCATCCCAACGATATAGTATTTGAGGGAAGTAATCAATACGTAAGTAATAATCTCCGACTTGTGGATTTGTAGGGAAACTTATACCAGCACCAGAAAGCAATGCTCCATCTAATCCTACGTTTCCTAAAGGGAATCCGTTAGGTGGAGTACCGTCGCCTGTCATATAGCCACCACTATAACCAAAACTACGCGGGCTACTACGTGCTATGAATTGGAATGCTGGATCACAATCTGCTCTCCAATCCATTGATTGACTAATAGTTCCAGTAAAGCCTGGCAATTCAGGATTAGCATCAGCAGTAGCATATGTATTATCAGCAGTACCATATGGTCCTGTTATTGTTCCGCTACTAACCACAGTTAATATTGTATCACCACTTACCCTACCAGAATTGGTATCGGTTCTTTCTGGTGCTAATGTTATTGTTTCTAAGTGTGTTGTATGAAAAACATCTAACTTGTCATATCCCATATCAGCAGTCATATCCCAAATGCTTTTTATTGCTGCTTTAGGTATTTTAATTACTGGACTAGGATTTCTAAACTTAGGACTACGTAGCATCATCACAGTGCCAGTAACCGCAGGATTAGGTGCTCCGCCGTCTGTATTAACATTGATAGGTGGAGCAGGATTATTAATTGCCCTTGATAAAACACCGTTGCTTGAATACTCACCGTATGTAGGTACAATGTAGAAATTATTACTATTGTACCCTGAGTTAGGTAAAAGACGTTCTGCTTCAACAAGTGCTGCATTATTAATTTCAATATTCTTATTGTATGTAGCAAGGATATCTTTAAGATTATCCGCAGTATCTAATTGCCAATATGTAGGATCAGGGGGATATATCCCTGCAGGAACATCAATCAATGCTTTATAATTCTTATCACCATACGTAATAACATAACCTGCAGGATATGGTTTAGTTTTATCCCATATACCAAGATAGGTATCTTGGTCAATAGGAGCACTTAGTATCTGACTAAATTCTTCACTATCAACCATTGGTTCACATTTGATACGCCATAAGTGAGGGAACCAAGTTGGACTAAAACCTTCGCTAGCATAGTTAGCATCCGTGACCTGCATGAAACGTTTCAATGCTGTTGGGATCGTTTCTTTCAATGGATTATAATCTAACAAGTGAGGTAATTCAATTACATCACCTACCATCAATTTTCTACCAATCAATTGAATCATATCATTGTAGTGAACAGTAATGAAAATGATATCGTTGTTTAAAAACAATCCAAACTGACTTAAATCAAAATCTAAATTCTGTACATTATAATGTCCACGTAAACGAAAGATATTTGGATCATATGTTCTGTCACGATTTTCCAAGAATAACAGGTCTTGTATATTAGTTGGATTTAATACATCGTATTCAGGTTGGGTAGCATCAATGGATGGACCTTGATTTGTTGGACCCATATACTTATGTACATACAAATCCGTGGAACCTGCGGTGAACTGTTCTGATATTATCTTATCAAAAAAGTTATAATCATTAGTTTTATTGGGACGCCAAAGCGAGAGTCTAGGCATAGTTAATTCACTTTATTACTTATTTATCGTAAATACAGACGACGGCGTATTACCAAAAACTTGACATTAAATGGTTATTGTGTTATACTACATATTCAATTGAAACTTTGGAGTAATTCATGGCTACACGTAAGCATTCAGACGATCATTTTGTAAAAGCACTAAACCCCCGGGACGCTGATACAAAATATATGGGCGAAGAACCCTTCTTCCCAATTCAGCCCGATCCAGAATCAAGATTTTCAGCACTTGCCCGCAGTTTCACTTGGTATACTAGATTCTATACTAAAAAAGACGCAAAAGAACTATTGTGTCAATATCTGGATTACAATAAACGAACTGACGAGGCTAAACAAATTCGTAAGGTCCATGAAAGCGAATTCATTATTACATTGTGCTGGATAGCACGTATGACAATGCGCGGTTTGGAATTGACTGAGCATGAAGAACTTACATTACAAAATGATATTGGACGACTAGTCAAATCATTGACAGAAACAGAGGTAAAAACTAGTGCAACTAGTATTGTAAAAGAAGAAGTAGTTGCTACCCGCCCTAACATTCAGGAAATTCTGAAAGAAAAAGCAAGAGAAGCCGCTGGTGAAATGGAAGGGATGATTGACGATTTTGTTACTAGTGGTAAGGCGTCAGAAAAGACAGTTGATATTGTTGCAAAATACAATGTCATGCCGCAACATATCCCAATCATTGTTGATATCTGGAAACGTAAGCAAGATGAATTCCAACGTCTAAGTGATGGTGACGAGTCATTGAAAGAGGGTTATGCGTTTCTAGGTAAGATTCAGATTCGTAACATTCTGAAATTCATTGAGGGTGTGCTAGGTGACTTGAACAGTTACATTAGCATTAAGAAAGCAAGCAAGGCTCCACGTAA